ATTGACAGAAGCATATTTGATGGCCGAAAAAGAGAAAGCATTTTCTTATTCAAATTTTCTTCAGGATAGATTGACTGCACATGCAAAACATGCTTGGATGCTCAGAGCAATTAAAGGTAAACAATAATGGACAACAAGAGAAAGATTTCTCTCATTAAAGAGATGGCCAGAGAACAGAATCTCAGAACTATGAATTTTTTGATTAATGAGGCTACATTAAAAAGTGGTACTAAAGGTAGTGATTCTAGATCCATAGGTCACTTTGTTAAATATGTTGCTCCATATTTGTCGCATGTAGGACTAGAAATGTCTAGAAACAATATAAATGATGCAAATCTAAAACTATCAAAAAGTCAAAATGAAAAAATAAATTCTCTTGTCCCTGGTGAGAAGCAAGGTGGTTCACACGAAACGACTGATGGCAGAAATGTTCAAATTAGTCACATTAAAATTATAAATGGATCGATGCATGGAGTTACTCATACAGGTGAAGAAATTCTTTTTTCACAATTGAAAAAACCAAAAGAATTTCAAACATCAAATACTACAAAAGGTGCATTTGAAATAGAAAACAAATTGGCTGGAAATTTGGGTGGTGTTGCTGCGGGACCAAATAGAAATGCACTCGCTGATGTACACGCAATGGTAGGTAATAAAGAAGTGAAGATGGAAAGTAAATATATCGGAAAAAGTTTGCCAAAATTTGGACAAATATCTATTAAACATACCGAAGAGAAAGGTTGGCATTTTTTGGGTCATGATGACCTTGTTGAAGCAGCAAAAAAGGCTACAGTTAATGGTGTACCTATCTTAGATCACTTAAATAAAAATCATTCAGAAGGAAAAATAGAAAGAAATGTGAGAGCTTCGACAAAAAATACAGGGGCAACCAGAGCATATTTCAAAGTTAACGGTGCAAATATGCTTCATTTACATGGTAAAAATGGAGGTTCTACATTTACTATAGGTGATGAAAAGGATCATCCATTCACGAATACAGGCATTAGACATTTATCAGGTGAACATTTAGACGACCTTGATGGTCAACTTGTTTTAGATGGCAGAGGTTCTGCAATTTTTAGACCACATGGAGAAAATCTAAGAGGTTTGAGGGATTCTGCGCGGCGCGACGGAACAACACGAGATTTACATGATAGAGGACATGCAGAATCTTGGATCAAACATGTCAAAAGTCAATAATAAATGTCCAACTTAGATTTATTTCAAGATGCTGTAAACAATGCAATAAGAAGTAACAAAAACATACCAGTTACAGTGTCTATGCAAAATGAATCATTTACTAATATCAATAGAGCCAGACAGTACAAAGGCAGACAGTTTGGCTCCTCTAAACTATACACAGATATCATTCTTGACCGAAATAGCAGAAGTGTTCGAATAGCATTAAAAGAAGATGTAATCAAAGAAGTGTATATTACAAAAAAAGTTATCGATCTGATCGTACCAGGACTAGCTGATAAATTTATCAGAGCAGTAGCACTAAAAGTAAGAAGTCTTGGATTATCAGATGATGATACTATACCAAATACGATAAACGGTAGAATAAATAGTTCCAGCAAAAAGAAACTGATTAGTGGAAATCAATCTATGGGTGGACCGATAGATTTTGTATATGAAGGTTCAATACAATCTGAATATGATGAAGAATCACAAACCATAAATTTCTCTGGTTCGGTCATAGATTCAGATACTTATTCAAAGAACAAAGAAATATATTTGTCTATTTCACTGAAAAGTGGTTCTGCAAAATACAAGACTAATATGACAAATGATGATGTACAAAGATTATATGATACAGAAAACATAACCATCACAGAAACATTACAATCAGATATGGTTGTAGACTTGAGGTAAAAATGAAACTCAAAGAAGAAATAACACATAAAGATTTAGGTCCCATGATGGACTCGTTCGTTTCTTTTGCTTCAGAGAAGTTAGGAATCAAGACATTACCTAATCTTCAATACAAGCCAGCGGATCCAGACTTTACCAGTTTTGGTGGTTATAGTCCTTCAGGTAAATCAATCAGCATTGTTACCAAAGGTAGACATCCTATGGATATCTTTCGAACAGTAGCACATGAATTGGTGCATTGTAAGCAAGATGAAGATGGTAGAATCAAAGATGTTGCTAAAGAGGGTGAAACAGGATCAGATATTGAAAACGAAGCAAATGCATTGGCTGGTCAGATCATGAGATGGTATGCCAAAGCAAATCCAGATAAATTCTCATTATCTCATATGGTAGAAGAAACAATGGATGAAGCTTGCTGGAAAGGTTATCATCAACCAGAAGGAAAGAAATTGAAACCTAAGAAGGGTAAGCCTGGACAATTTGTTCCTAACTGTGTACCAAACAAAGTTGATGAAGAGTTTGAGAAAAAATTTGATAAATTATATGATGGTTTGAGAAAACAAGTTGACGAGAATTTACCTTGCAATCGTGAAGAGGGTACGGATAGTGTGGTATGGAACTATGCTTCACATACACCAGGTCAAATGGAATTTCTGAAAACTATGTCCAGACACCTTGCACAAGGTCAATATGATCCAGGTGATATCCCTGCACCAGAAATAGATAAGACTGACAAGAGATTGAATGAAGAAGATAATCCTCCATCAGAAAAAGAATTGAAAAAATTAAGAAGAATGTTTGGTGGTAAAAAACCTTCAGAAGAAGAATTGAAAGAATTGAAAAAATCATTCAAGATAAAACCCACAAATAAAGGTTCAACTTCTGTGAACGAAGAAGGTTTAGGTTTTGGTCCAACTGTAAGAGATAAAGGACCAGCTTCTTATCCTATGGGAGGTATAGGAGAATCTTGTGGCAAACCTCACAGAAAATCTGTAAAGCAAATTCTTGATGAGATCCAAGAATATGGGTCGATGGGAACAGTAGCAAAACAAACATCTCCAGTTATGGAAAATGTAGATAAAGATGCTATGCAATGCAACAAACCCAGAGCACAAGCCCACGGTTCTGGTGAAACTGGTAAATCTCATATCGTCAAAGCCTGTGCTGGTGGTAAAGAAAAGATTATTCGGTTCGGACAATTAGGAGTCAAAGGTTCACCAAAGAAAGAAGGTGAATCCGAAGAATATGCAAACAGAAGAAAAAGATTCAAGGCCAGACATGGTAAGAATATCAAAAAAGGTAAGATGTCGGCAGCATATTGGGCTAATAAAGTAAAGTGGTAAATACAAATTTCAGAAATACTAAATAGAAGATAAATTTATTTCTCAGCAAAGGGACTAGAATAACATGTTCAACAACAAGAAAGATCCATTGACAAATACCATTAAAGATATCATGAACAGAACTGCTCTAAGAAACAAAGTAGAAGAAGCTTTGAATGAGCAACTTGGTGTATCTTCTAGAAAAGCTATTCCACATGAATATCTTGCTCAGTATGATGCTATGCTTGCTGAACAACAGGATCAAGCTGAGAAAAAAACACGAGCACCAACAGAAGGTGATAAAGCAGAAGCTGCATCATTAGAAAGTAAAAAAGATTTGCCCAATCCTATTGCAGATAGACTAATGAATCAGGGTTCTTATACTCCTTCTGCAAGAGAAGGTAAAGCTGTACCGCCTTTGGAAAAATTGCAAGAAAAACTTTCTCCAAAACAGAAAGAACTTGCTGGTAAAGCTGGCGATCCAAATAAAATTGAAGCCGCTGATTTGAAGAAATTACGCGATGAGACATTAGACGAACAACAACTTCAAGAGAAAGCAACAGAAGCACAAAAAGAAAAAGTTGCTAGGGTAATGCGTGAATATAAAAAAGGAAAGTTGCATTCTGGTTCGAAAAAAGGACCAAAGGTAACTGATGAAAAACAAGCAGTTGCCATTGCTATGAGTCAAGCCGGTTTGTCTAATAAGAAGAAAATGGATGAATCACTTCAATCCATTCAAGAAGAGATTAGAAACAATCTCCTTGAGAAACTAAATTTTGTATATGAAAACTATGGTGAGCAAGCAGCACAATATGCTTATGATACATTGAATGAAGAAGAAAGAGGAATTTTGGGTGAAGGTCTTTGGGATTGGATTTCAGGTGGTAATAAACCAGCACCTCAAAAAACCGATTATTCAAGAGTTGGAAGGCAAAGTGCACTTGGGGACGATGAAAGAGGCAAACCATCAGTAACAACTTTTAGGGGCGGAAAAAGAACTGATACAGAACTTGGCAATCGTCGCCTTGACATCCCGGTTAAGCGGCTATCAGCACCACCACCACCACCAGCAGCACCAAAAACAGACCCAGGAGCAACACCAAAAGGTACCGATGATCTGGGTAAAGATTTAGGTGGTTCTGGATCAACAGCAGCAACACCACCAGCAGCATCAGCACCAGCAACACCACCAGCAGCAAGACCAACACCAGCAGCATCTTCCACAACATCAAGTCTTGGACAAGAACTGAGAAGAGTTGGTGGTAATGCACCAGCAACATCTGATACTGAGGCAGGTAGAAGAAAAATTGCAGTTCTAGATAGAGTAAAACCAATGAGTAATTGGAGAGATGATGCCTTAAATGCTGGCGGTGGCGGCTAAGCCATGAAAACATACAGACTTGTTGAACTAATAAAAGAAATGGGTAGAGAGAGGCTTGGTGAAGATTATACAAAGTTACCTTCTCAAAGAAGGACCAGACTCAGAAGGCGTCTTGCCGAAGAAGACGCCGAGAAACCAAAATCACAAGTATGCGGTGTAGAAATCAATCCAAAAGTAGATACTGTTATGCAAAACAGATAAATAAAAGAAAAAAGAGGAGTTATCCAAAATGAGTCTATGGGGAAATCAAGATTATCCCTCAGGTAATCAGAAGCCAGTATTTGCAAATACCACCAACACTACATCTGCATCAACTATTCACGGCGCAGCAGCAAATACTGACAAATTCTATGGTGCAGTAGCTGGTGTTTCTTCTACTGAAGAAACCGTTTCTGAGGGTAAAGCACAACACCCAGCACACGCAGGTTGGGTAAGTCTAAAAGTAGGAACAGGTCCTGTTGTATCAATTTCTACCTCTGGTGGTAGAGGTATCAATGCTGATGGATATCTTGTTCTTACAGATACTTCACTTCATGGTGCTGGTGCAAGCGTAACCAATGTATCTTACACCATTGCGAATTCACAAAATACACTTCAATCATATTCAGCTAATGCTTACTGGAATGTTATCAACACAATCACCATTGTAAATGGTGGTTCAGGTTGGTCAAATGCATCAGATATCACTGTTGATACAGATACTGGTGATTACATTGACACACCAACATTCACAGTAACTCTTGGTGGTCGTGCAGGTAGAATTTCAACAGAGACTCTAGTTGCTATGGGTTCAATCACACTAGATGCACCATCCGATAACGCATACTTTACAGGTGTCTAATGACAGATAAGCTAGAAAGAGTATTGAAGGTTCTGAGGGAAAATCATGAAAGAGAAGCAGTAGCTCGGTTTGCTACTCCCGGTATATCATCTAATAATCTAAGAAATGAAGAAGTAGACCTAACTCAATATACAGAGAGAGGTTCTATTGGTGTAGATGATGAATCTGTCAGGGATAATATCAATACTCTTCTAACTTCTATGTTAAGTTGCAGTTTCGTAACACCATATGTTGGTCTCGAAAAAGCAGCTAAAGTTCTTGCTAATTTCCATATTCATCTTCCAAGAGTTACATATCTGGAAGGTGAACATGGAGTTCAAGTATTTGAAGTAAATCAGTTTGGTGAAATGATGGGTATGAAGAATGATGGTTCAGTAGTTACCAAAACTGAAGTTCCTTATAAAATCTATTTCGAATATCTCATGAACGATAACGGTAGATTTGATATCTTCTGTGAAATCGTTGATGAAGATGATCTTGATGAATTATTAGATGATGTAGAAGATGATATGGATACTCCTGAAGAAGAAAAAGAAGAGAGATTCGAATCAGAAGAAAGTAATAAGTAATATTGATTGATAATTTAACAGATGATAATTTCTTGATCTATGCGATGAAGAACTACAATACTCCAAACTGTATAATGTCTGAATTTGAAGGTGATCTGAAAAGACTGAAATATATCAAGAGATTGATTAAAAAATATAAAAAATCTGATGATTTGAAAGAACGATTGATACTTAACCATATCATTGTTCTTTCAAATGTTTTTGGGACTGAAGCTTGTGTGAGGATGCTATTCTTCAGAGCAAGCAAGGATGAATATCATATACTCAAGACGATATTACTTTTTCTAAATTATATGCCTAGAGTTATTTATGGTATAAATGGTAAAAATATCATGTCGTCAGATATAACTATTGATTTTAATATTGCTAAAAAATTAAAAGAGATATAAATGGAAGCCTTTGTATATTGTTGGACAGATATTAAAACTAATAAACTTTATGTAGGATCACATAAAGGGACAGTCGATGATGGTTATGTTTGTTCCTCGAAATTGATGAACGAACAATATAAAAAGAGGCCACAGGATTTTAAAAGACAAATAATAGCATTCGGGTCTTTCACAGATATAAGAAAATTAGAGGAAAAAATATTAAATGGTGTAGATGCTAGACATAACGATGAATTTTATAATCAGCACAACGGGAATGGTAATTTCTATTTAAAAGGCCATACTGATGAATATAAAAAAAGACAAAGCGAATTGTTAAAAGGTAAAAGAAAATCTAAAACTGAAAATTATAAGAAAAATAAAAGCGAATCTCATAAAAAAGCACTAAGTTTGAGTAAAAAAGGTAAGAAGAGAAAACCCTTTACAGATGAAACAAAGAAAAGAATTAGCAACTCTTTAAAAAATTATATTAAACATAATCCGAATGCTAGATCAAATAGAAGACATAAAGATGTCACTAAGCAAAAAATTAGTAACAGCCATTCTAAATTATGGAAGATAACAATTCCTAATGGAGATACTATACAAATAAATAATTTGAAATGTTTCTGTGTAAAACATGACTTAAATTATTCTTGTATGATTAAAGTTGCGAAGTATGAACGAAAGCATCATAAAGGTTATGTATGTGAAAAGATTTAACGTCAAAGGAATCAATGGAAGAGATATTGAATCAGGTGATATAACAATTGATCTGAATATTACCAGTAAACTCAGATCGTTATAAATATATTCATTCAAGGCAGGACATACCTGTTATAGCATTCTGTCAAGAGGTTGTCAAGAGAAAAATGAAGAATTTCAAGCAAATAAGAGAAATGGTGACAACAGGTGCTGTTGCCGGAATTGGTGCTCCACCGACTTCTCCAGAAGGTAAACTTGCCAACTGGAGTGAACCAGGTGTTTCTGTTGCAGTGCAAAGAAAAAGAAAAAAAGAAAATGCTGAATCTCAAGAAACAATGACTTCTAATGCTAATTTACTAAGAAGAGCTAATCTCAATGGATAATGAATACAAACAAAAAATGGAGTTAGAGCTTCTAAAGAAAGATATTTCCCAACTAAATAAGTTTATGGAAGACTTCAATAAATCGATAGATAAACTGGAGGATGCAACTGACAAAATAGACAAGATCGTTTATATCCAAGAACAAAAATTTCACAATCAAGAAAGATTTAACAAAGATATAGAGCACAGCTTGGTAGAACACAGAAAAGAACATAACAAAGATATTGCAGAACTGCACGACAGAATTACCAATTTTGAAAATAAGTTACTCATAGAAATCCAAAACATCAAAGAAGACCTATCTTCTAAGATTTCAGAAATAAACAAATGGAGATATATGCTCATGGGAGCAATTGCCATTTGTTCCTTCCTCTTCGCTAAATTACTAGATGTAATGAAACTATTCCGTTGACACTCCATACAATTTGATCTATACTATAACTCTTTTTCGATTTTAGAGGAAGGACCTTTATGTCTCTTTTTATCGACCAGAAGTTCATTGCATCCATCGCTCCAAAATTAGAGAATTTTACCAGAAAAAACAACTATCTATGGAACTTTAGATGTCCCTTCTGTGGAGATTCCAAGAAGAATAAACTAAAGTCTCGTGGGTATTTCTATCGCAAGAAAAGTAATATATCCTATATCTGCCATAATTGTGGTACATCCATGAGCTTTGGTAACTTCCTCAAGTCCATAGATGTTTTTATATTCAATGAATACCAGATGGAAAGATATAAGAATGAGTCCGCAAGCAATGTAAGCAAACCAGACTTCTCCATTGCTTCTTCTAAACCAGTATTCACCAAAAAGACATTTGATATTCCAACTATCGCTGAACTAACAAATCATCCTGCCAAAGATTATGTAATCAAAAGAATGATTCCTCAAAACTATCATAATCATATCTACTTTGCTGAAAATTTCAAGCACTTTATGGATCAAACTTTTCCTGATCATGACAAAGTGTTTTTGAATGAAGAGAGACTGATTATTCCATTCTATGATACAAACAAGAATCTCTTAGGTCTACAAGGAAGAGCTATTGGTGATTCCAAAGTGAAATATATAACTTACAAGGTTTCAGAAGATTCAATCAAAATTTTTGGTGCAGACAAAGTGGATTTCACAAAACCCGTTTATGTGGTGGAAGGACCTATTGATAGTATGTTTATACCGAATAGTGTAGCTACTATGGATGCTTCACTATATTCGGTAGAAACTTTATTAGGTAAACATGACTATGTTCTGGTGCATGATAATCAACCAAGAAATTTTGAAGTTGTAAATCATATTAAAAAATCAATTGATAAAAAGTTCAAGGTCTGTGTATTTCCAGATTACATAAAAGAAAAAGATATCAATGACATGATCATGTCAGGTAAATCTGCTGATGAAATCAAGAGTATGATTGACGAGAATACGCATCAAGACTTACAAGCATTATTGAAATTCGAGATATGGAGAAAAGTATGAGTGTTAAACTTATTGCTATGACTAGACCTGTACCAAACGCAAATCTATTAACTTCTCCTGAAGATTTGATATCATATTGTGCTAGAGTATCAAATCCTAAGAATCAAGCTAATCTGGATACATCCGAAAAACTACTGAGATACTGTATTAAAAATGATCATTGGTCTATTTTTGAGATGGTTCACATTGTTATGGAGATAAATACGACTAGGGACATTGCCAGACAAATTCTAAGGCATCGTTCATTTTCATTTCAAGAATTTTCGCAAAGATATGCAGATTCATCTCAATTAGGATTTACTGTTCGTGAAGCACGATTACAGGATACAAAGAACAGACAGAATTCTATTGAGACAGACGACAAGTTTCTACAAAGAACCTGGGAACAAAAACAAAAGCAAATCATTCACGAAACTGGTCTTGCTTATCAATGGGCTATTGAAAACGGTATAGCCAAAGAGCAAGCAAGAGCAGTACTTCCTGAAGGTATCACAAATAGCAGACTTTATATGGCAGGATCTCTAAGGTCCTGGATTCATTTCTGTAATCTGCGAATGGGAAATGGTACTCAAAAGGAACATCGAGAGATTGCAACAGATGCTTGGAATGTTATCAAAGGTGAATTTAAATTTCTAAAAACAGCAACCGATGAAAGAGAGTAAAATGACAAACAATTATCTTCCAACCCTTTATCAAGAATACATCCATCTGTCTCGTTATTCAAGATGGTTACCAGAAGAAAAGCGTAGAGAAACATGGCCAGAAACCGTAGCCAGGTATTTTGATTTCTTTACTGAACACCTCAAAGAAAACAATAACTTTACATTAACCGAAGAGACTCGAAAAGAATTGGAAGATGCTGTTCTTTCACTGAAGGTTATGCCATCAATGCGTTGT